GGGCTCCCAGAGTCGTACATGTAGTGCGATCCTACCTAGAGAACTAGGTCCTTCACAACAGAGTGGAGACGTATTATGGCCTATCCTAGAGAACGAACTCAGATTTTCACCCGTAAGGGTGGAACCTGTGGTAGATTCACTTGGTGGCCTGATGCGAGTCCTGGCGTCGAAGTGAACTGTTCCCTTAATTTTGCAAGGGACAGTGTCGGTCCAGAGGATGATTACCCCTTGGATTTCGATCGTCAAGACTACTCAGGTGGGTTAATGAATCAAGCCTTTGCTGGATACTTCAGTTCCTGGTTCGTGAACTGGGTTCCTGAAGTCCTGCGGAGCGGATTCAATCTTTCTCATCTGAGCACATCATCCGATCTCATAGTTGATCCAGATTATGCTACTCAAGCAGTAGCTAGGACCAACCCTAGCCGTCCCTATGTTGATCTACCTGTGGAAATCTTGCAATTGCATGAACTTTCACAGATTCTTCACCCAAGGAACGCACCGAGTATTTCTAATCAACTCGGTAATCAGTATCTGATGACCTCATTTGGCATTATGCCAGTGGGGTCTGCCATAGCTCGACTACTTGATTCACAACGTGTAATCAATGATCGAGTTAAGGAGATACGGAAGCTAGTTGCGACCGGAATTAGGAAAACGATACAACTTGACTTGAGTTCAGCTGACGATAATCCGTATTGGTATATTGATACGGCTCATTCGACTGCTGGTGGCACGTTCAACGTGCGCACTCTCTGTGAGGTGCGTTCCCATGTGAGATGGGGACTGTACCCTACTGCCTTTCAAGGGCACGAGACGCCAAGTCAGATTGATGCTCAAATACAGCTCTGGGCACGGCAAGCCGTTAGAGGGGAGACAATTGATTTGTCAACCATCTGGCAGCTGACGCCGTGGACCTGGATGCTGGACTGGTTCTTAGGGATAGGAGATTATCTCAAATCCCAAAGGAACATCGTCCCCGCCCTCCTTAAGGAGGTCGTGGTAATGAGGCATCGTAAGACGTGGGCTACTTACCCTGGCATCACGTACGAGCCCGGTGGCGGTGCAAAAACCATGCACATCCAGCCGATCCGTATGGTCAGAGAGAGTAAGTCCCGACGCTTTAGTTTTCCTTCTCCACTTACTGCCCATATCCCGCTCATTGGAGCGAGAGAAGGGTCGGTTCTTGCTTCGTTGGCTGCTACGAGGTAAGTAATTCCTCATAGTAGCCACTCACCGAAGCAAAGGAGTATGACATGTTCGCTGATACCATTACCTTTACCGACGTTCACGGAACCGAGGATTTTGCCTTTGTCAAGGTCAATCAGGATAAGTACTCATCTGAGTACCGATACACGACTGACTTGAAGAGGGTCACCCTCAAAATCCGGAACACGAACCGTTTCGATAAACCTTCACTTAAGACGTTCGATCGTCATAATGTGGAGGTCCAGGAAACGATCTTCGCGGTAGCTCCATCGACTCTGTCGACGACTCGTCTCGTCTACTTCACCTTCGAGGTGCAGCAGGGAGACGTTCTCGCTGATGTTGTCGCTCTTGGAGTTTCGCTCTGCACCTGGCTCACTGCCAGTTCTGCAGCGAATATGGGCAAGATGGCCCAATTCGAGAGCTAATTCACTCTAGCGCAGACACCTAATTGTGGTGTCAAGGTTAGTGGTGTTAGCGGCTTGGAGTACATCCCACCTGTAAAGGAGGCATGTATGAATAGCCAAGTTAATGCCATTCTCCACGTCGTAGAGGGGCTCCTTCGGGATGCCTCTCTAGCGTATCCGACTGTGAAAGGGTTTGATCGCGATTACAAGCGACTCTCCCTTTTGAGTCAAACTAGAGGTCTAGGCACTCTTTGCCTAGATCTACCACTTATGACAGATCTTCTCCTTGAAGGTCTACGTAGTGGCCGTCTTCCTTCAGATGGAAACCCGTTTGGTTGGGTTTCTAAGAAGGTCAGAGTGCCGAGATTATTCTCGGGACTCTGGTTACGGGTGTTTGACAAGCAGTCTTGTCTTTTACCTGACGCGGACGTCGATGCGGTTATGTTTCTCTACCAATTGGCAAATATTGCCAAGCGGCTGAGGCATAATTGCTCCAATCGTCGCCGTTATAAAGCGATGAAAGGATATATCGATGTCGAAGCTCAAATCCGCTCTCCTAGCCTTAACTGGCAAGGGGATCGATTATTTGAGTCGGAAGGTGATCTCGATAGTCTCAGCCTTGCTGAAGCTAAAGAAGTGACTTCCACTCCCCTGTTTCCGGAACTAACCTGTCCGAATCCAGGTCGCGTTGATTTTCTACTCAACAGAGCACAGCAGGTCGCTGACTTGATCGTCGGTGACATGCTGCCATTCGACCCTGTTATTTGGTCGGATTTGCTCATAGAATATGAGGGAAAATCTGGTTTAAGACATGGTACTGGCGCCGTGGCCGAGAGAATAGGTGCAGACGGTAAGTCTGCATTTAAATCTTGGCCTCGCAAGCTTAATACCATCTTTCCTTATCAGCTCTTCGGTAAGTGCCATAATGACCTTACTGAGGTACCTGAATCGGAAGGCCCAAGTCAGTTGCATATGGTTCCTAAGACCCTAAAAAGTCCGAGGATCATCGCTGCTGAACCCGTGGCACATCAATGGTGCCAAGGGCTTACGTTGAACTTTTTGGAATTTGAATTGCGACGTCTTTTTGACGGAGCATTCATCGACCTTCGGGCTCAACATAAGTCGGGAGCAATGGTACTAAAGGCGTCCCAAGATGGTTCGCTCGCAACAGTTGATTTATCTGATGCGAGTGACCGTCTTTCCTGTTACGTGGTAGAGCGTGTGTTTCGCAGAAATCCTGCGTTACTCAGTGCTTTCCACGCAGCTAGGACGAGATATGTAAGGCTTGACGCCAAACATAAGAACTTCCTCCAGTTGAAGAAGTTCGCTACTCAGGGGACCGGCGTTACCTTCCCGGTTCAATCCATAGTCTTCTTGTGTTGCGCAATTGCGGCTTCATGCCGTGGTCGCGTATCATGGAAGAATGTGAACAAACTAAGAAGGACAGTACGCGTGTATGGTGACGATATTATTGTCCCCGTACACGGATACGATGGACTGAGAATGCTACTAGAAACCCTAGGACTTAAGGTCAACGAACGTAAGTCGTTCGCGACTGGTGGTTTTAGGGAATCTTGTGGCACCGACGGCTTTAGAGGGTACGATATAACCCCATGTAAGCCGCAGGTCTTCAGTCCCGACAGCCCATCAGACGTTATAGCGATCGTTGAGGAGTCCAATAACCTTTTCAAGAAAGGATTTTGGAATGCATCAGTATCACTATTATCCAGAGTTCCGAGTTACGCAATGCGTAGGCTTCGGGTCTCTGGACCCGACGTCGATGGGATCTTTGGAATCTTCTCTTTTGTCGGTACAGACGAGCGCCACCTTTTATCAAGATGGAATGCTGATCTGCAACGATGGGAGAGGCGTGTCTTTGCGGTTTCGCAGAGAACACGGCGAGTCCAAAGAGACGGCTACGCTCGATTGGTGGACTTCTCCACCCTTCCTTACAGTCCTTTCAATTTTAGGACTGCAAGTTATGTTGAGCATAGACGGTACGCCAAAGGTGGCGTACACTGGGAGCCGCATTACTCGACTGATAGAGATCATCTATTGGATGCATCGGATCAGGGTAGAGCCGGG